GGATAGAGAGGATTGACGTTACTAACAAAACTGCCAAACTTAACAAAAGCGTTATAGTAAGGACTTTTACAAAATTCTTCATAAGTTTTTTCCTGCTTGGAATTAGGTTGGGTTTGATTATAGAATTTTTGAAATGTATCAAACCCTAGTACTACATGCTTCTCTTTTTTCGCCATATGCCTACGTTTTTGTTCGCATACGTGTACAAACAAAGTTTTCTCTTGCATAAAGCCTTTGCCACAATGTCCACAAAGATAAGGTTGTTTTATTAAAGCCATCATTTTAGCTGTTTAGCAATCGTAGCTTCATCCATTCCATGCTGCCGTGCAAGATCTTTAATGTCTTTATCTGACATTAGTTTGCTTAATAGTTCAATTTCATCCATTTTTTTATTTTGATAAATGTCGGATAAAAATTTAACTTTTTTACCGTTAATTCCTGCTTTACGTTTATAACCAACCCATTCGTGATAAAATACCCTGTTGCTGTCATAACTACACATGCATAATAACAACCACATGAGTTTAGGATGGTTTTGTAACAGGCTCCAGTTTTTGTTAAAGTATTCATTCACTGTTAAAACAAAATGCTCTTGTATTTCTCTAGATTGTCCCGATACACTACTGACATATCTATTAAGAATAAAGAATTCATTTTTGAGAGCTTTTTGCTGTTCAGGATCCATGGCATCCCATAGTTCGCGAACATTTTGATCTACAGCTGCTAGTTTTTCTTTTAACTCGACTTTTTCACTCACTGAGTTTTTCCTTGCTTAGTTTGTATATCATTATAGCACGATCTAAGGCTCGTTGTAAAGTCACATTGGTTTTTGCTTCTCGCCGAATTTCTCCCCATAACTGGTCTTCCCGCATTTGATCGATCAATGGCCTTCCATCCTTAGTACGAGGATCAAACTTAGGATCATCTTTAGAGTAGTCCCAGCCTGCTACTTGTCTAGTACTGGGATCTGCTCCAAATTCTCGTGAATACACCACATTACCTACACGTTCATGAACATAAGTAGCACCTGGTTTAAGATTGCCCATTTTCTATTTTCCTTAATTTTAGACCTATCGAGACTCTTAATATAGTTTCTGTAGGAGCTTCGGCATAATGTGCTTTGCTTGCGTCAAACAATACAGCAAGATTCTTTTCAGGAGTAATAACGGCTATTTGGTTATCTAAAAAAATATGTAATCTTCCGCCCCAAGTATACATCCACCTGTGAGGAAAAAATACTAAGGTATGAGTACAAGCGCCGTAGTCTGTATCTTCGTGAACTGCTGCATTTAATAAAGGTGTTTGTCCGTTTATATGCCAATCGATTAATTCGTAACCTTCTAGCTTAGAAAATACAATGTCTGCAATAACTTTACTTTGATCTTTATCGAAATTCCAAATAGGTTTTTTAGAATCAGTGCTAATGTATCCAAACCCCCAAGCGGATTTAGATAACAAGTGATCAACTGTAGCCAGCTGATTTTCTGATAAAAAATTCTTTAAAATTTTCATGCATCCTTTGGAACTAATATTGCATCAAATGCCATCACAGTCCGTTCTCCATTTCCCTTCCATGGATAAACAGTGTGTGGCAAATAACTTGGGAACATAATAACAGTACCTGGAGTTGGATTGTATTTCCAAACATCGTTCATTATAAATTTACTAACATCTTTTGTTTGGGGTAATCTAAATAAAATTTGACCATCACTTGGCAAACTATTTTCTATAAGCTCAGGTGAACTAATATAAATGTTCCCGCTAAGATGGCCACCAGGATGACTATGCATTTCTTGGTAGTCCCCTTCGTGCTGTCTAATAGTCCACACACTAACAACTTTAGGTTTGCACATCTTTAGATCTTCTGTTCCGGATTGTGCTGTAATTAATTCCATATAACCTTGGCAGATTGTCTCGAGCCAGCTAATAAGCCAAGTAACATCGATGTTTATTGCGTTAGGATAAACTTGTATTTGTTGTCCTCCACGAATACTAATTAATGGATTATCGCTATCGTTCAATTCAGGATGTTTATGTAGTATTTCTGCAAGGCTGTAAATTTGACTAAACTCTACCGGAGGAACATGATCGATAGCTAATACTGTGGGCTGAAAATAGGCTACTTTTAAAGTCATAATATTTTATCCAATTGAATAATTTCGCTTTGTCTGCTAATTTCTTTTACAAAATATGCACAATTAGGTTTATCTCCATAATTTGTAGGTGTTGCTAGTAATTGTCCATTTTTCATCTTTGGAAAATACCATTTGACGTCATTATAAAAATTTACGATTTCTATCTTTTTAAACTCTACCCTAAACGAACTTAATGGATTAAAACACAATGCTTCAAATCCTCTATCATTTAAACTAGTTAAAGGTAAAATTTCAATGTCTGTTGCGGCTGTGCTATCTCCAACAGCAATACTCCAATCCAGCGGCATAGCAATTTCATCGTCTCCGATTCTTAATACCATTGCTGGAGCATTGAAGCTTTCCAGAAATATAAGTGGCATAAAAAAGAAATCAGGTTCATTTGGATTGCTATTGTCTAGCACCGCAAATCTAGTGTTTTCATCCACTTCTTCTGGTAAATTGTTTAATGAAAACGTCTCGTTATCTAATGTTAATATCTGCATGATTCCTTATTTTTGCCAGTCCACTTTTTCTAAAGTAAATGGATATTTGGCATCCTTGTAAAATTTTTTCCTCGTTGTGAGGTGGCGCTTGGCGAATTTACAAGTTGAAGTTATGTCCCAGATTTGTACAAAGTCCTTATCTTCTGCTTTTCTTATTCCGCGGCCAATGCTTTGGATAACACGGACAAAACTCTTTCCGGGTTCCAGCAATACCAGATTAAAAATCCTAGGGATATTAATACCAACAGCGGCCACACCAAAAGTCGCCACAGTAACCTTGTTATCATTTGTTGCATGTTCTTTGTACTCTTCTGCACGTTTAGTGCCTTTAACTTCACCTGATATAAAAACGGCGCCTTCGATCATTTCTGTTAATAATTTGCCTGTATCAATCCTATTAACTAGGATCAATGTATTGCCTGTCTCTGCTAAGCCTTTAATTAATTTACTAAAATACGTCATCCTGTCTTTGTTAGTGACAAGATATTTTAATTCTTCTTGATATGTTTTAAATTCTGGTAAATCTATGAGTTGTAGTACGTTGACATGTAAATTACTGAGTACACCCATCTCTTGTAATTCATGTGCTTTGATGCCGCCAACTACTGGACCAATACTAGCAAAAATAGGTTCTGCTTCAAAAGCATCTTTAGGAACTGTACCAGTAAGTCCCCAACGAATTGGCGCATTACATAAGTTAATTGTCAGCAAATTCTTAAGAACTTCTGCTTTAGCCATATGTACTTCGTCAACAATAACAGTCTTAACACCGTCGAGAAATTCTGCTAGCGTAATAGCATTTTCTAAATCCCAATTTTTACTTTTCTTATCTAAGACATTAAGACTTTGCCAAGTACAGATAGTGTGTGTCTTATTAAGATCCTTTCGATCTCCAAAATAAACACCTACATCTAATCCAACATTTCGATAATCTTCTTCTGTTTGTACGACTAGGTCTTTGTTAGGTACAATGACAATGGTGCGGCCATATTTTTCTGCACAATGACTTAATGTTGCTGTCATAATAGTTTTGCCAGCACCTGTAGCAACTTCTTGTAGTGCTTGAGTATTGGTAAAAAATCGGTTTACAACCTCAACTTGATCTTCTCGTAATACAATTGGTTGTCCCGCAAACCTGTGACCTTTGGGCCACACTTTGCCTTGGTCAGCCCAGTAGTGTGTTGTTACTTCTGTAAATTCAATCTTACGAGTTGTGCGTAAATCTTCCAATTCATCGATATCAATATCCATGTCAGACAGGACACTAAGACACTTTTCCAGCTGGCTCAGATAACCATTACCACCGAGGCCAAACATACTTACTTTTCCATCCCAACGACCTAATTTATAAGCAGGTCTATATCTTGCTGTTGGATCTTCATACTTAAAAGTGTTAGTCAGTTTTTTGCGACCTTCAAGAGGTAACCCTTCAAATTTAATGTTAACCTCATCTCGAATTACCAATTTTACTGTCATTTTAATAATACCTTTTTATCGAACATTGTATCATCTTCTGACCATTCTACAATGCAATCGCAACAATTAACATATACACTCGTCTTGCCGTGACGTAGTCCCATCTTAGTACCTAGTGTAATAACACTCAAAGGTTTCCAGGCATTTTTTAAGAAAAATTTCGGGATTTTTCCACTCATTACTCCTGCTACTTTTGAAGTTTCATCTAGCTGTTGATTGTACTTGTGTTCGGCAATAAAATTATTGAATTTTTTACCCATGTCATCATTAGGTAATCTAAAGTAAATACCGACCCCATCAAAAATACCATTTTTTTTCAGGGCATCTGACAAAAATTCCATATTTTCTAGGTACTTGTTATTGACTATAGTATCAAACACCACTAACATTGGCAATCTTTTTAATTCTACTAAACTAGCAACCACCTCATTTAGCGAGTGTTGATTTTTATCAATCCAAATTCGAGATCGTGACCTGGAGGCAATTACCTCGGTTAGCGTTTCACCGTGATTTTTTGCATTTTCTGTAAAATACTGATATCGCATACTTCTATCGGTTATGATATTTTGATCAATCTCAGTGGCAATGCCAAGGTCATCGGTTATTGCTTTGTGAAAATTTGTATTGGTCATGTTAGTTATTAAAAATTGGTTCCTAACTTCATTTTCAGACCATGATTTTATGGTTGTATAGTGATTTTTAATAACTTCATCTATAGTAAAATCTCTCTGGCTCAAATTTTCTACCAGACCTACGATATTTTTTTCAGTTAGGTCGCATGTCCATATTTTTTGAGAAGATGTGGCAACCAGGTTATCTAATTTTTGACCTAAATTTTGCAAAATTTTGCGAATTTCACTACTGAAGGTAAATTCTATGAAAATGATCGATTCGCCGTCTTCATTTTTTGAAATATAAATTTTTCTTACCTGTTCTATCTCTCTAAAATTTTTCGACCACGTGGGAATGGTTAATGCGGTGAAAATTTCTTCGGAAAAAACGGTCATTTTTTTACCATTTTCTCGTAGAATTTTCATTAGTAGTTTACTTTGGTTTTCTGTAATGAAAAAATGGCTGGAAATTGAGGTAGCAAGGCTTCGTAACACCCTAGAGTCTTTACTCGGTATTACTTCCTCTATAGTGGGTGCATTGTGATTTACAATTTTTAGTAATAAGTTATCAACAGTCGTCATAGTGTAAGTATATGCTAACTTTCTTCAAAGGTCAACCGAAAAGAAAAAAATAGGCCTCAATATTATTTAAGGCCTGTGGTCGATATTTCGAGCAGATTAATTATAAGGTTGCGTCTTCCATACCTGCTACCCTCAATTTTACAATATTTGTAATTTGCCACTGTTTTTGGTCAAGTGCTTTGGTAATACCTAACCACTTGTTACGTAGTAAGGCAAATTCGTTGATAATTTTTTCAAAATCAACTACATCTGCCTCGCCTTCGCAATATCTTTCACAATCGCGACTACTTAGCGCACGTTGATAGTTCTCTAAGTATTTGCGAAAGTGTTGGCTTTTAAGTCTGCGTAATTCAATGTTTAAATATTCTAAAATTGCTTCAATTTCTTGTAATTGTCCAAACCTGTGTTCAACTATGCCGGGCATTGCTGCCGCGGCACGTTCAACATTGCCTGAAATGTGGCATTCTTTCTTAGCTTCTATTAATTCAGCTTCAAAGTATAATGCCGCATCGGGAATGTTAGAAATATCCTTAGCAACTTCAGAGTACCATCCCATTAGAAATCCAATTCTCTATAATCTTCGTCTTCTGGCTCTGCATCTTCATCTTCGTTAAGATAATAAGCAATAGCTTGATCAAGAATTTCGTCAACACCGGTGGCATTTTGCAATGTACGGTCGCTGACACCAAAATCTGCAAGCAAATCGATATAACGTTCTGCTACAGTTTCTAATTGTTTCTTATCTATGTATTCAACAAAGTTTAACCAGATGTCGCCTACTTGAGTTTCATTCAACATTTTCTTCTGTCTCCTCAGGAATGGTTGTTGTTGTGATTTTTATATGATAATTTTCCATTATCATATCTAATTTATCATCTTTCCATTCTTTTCGGTACAATAAGGTTTCTTCGCCAGTAGTCGGGTCGACATATTTTAGTCGATTGCCTTGTTGTACAAGGATACCTTGTTTTTCTAGCATATCAACCATACCACTATAAGGATTCATACCAGTTTCATATGGAATCTTAATCTGTACAGTTTCAAACGGCTTACTATAGCGTGTTTTCATAATCTTGCAGGCTGCACGAATACCCATAACATCACTTACTTTATTACCGTCTTCGTCTTCTTTCAACTTCAACTTTTTCATAGCAACAACGATTGAACTTGCATAAACGAAGCCTTGTCCGCCTGAAATCTTGTCATCTGGATCAAACATATCTTGACTTGCGTATGTATGATTAGTACAAACCATACCAACATTATAATTACCAAACATATTAACACAATTACGAACAAGTGCTGTAAGTGCTTTAGGTTTACGACCCATATCGCCCTTCAAATCTCCCGCTTCAAACTGATTGATATCGGTAGGGGTAAGCAACATACCCAATGAGTCTATGACAAATAAGACTTTAGGACGCTCGGTCATTTCTTTATACTCTTTCATGAACTCGTGAATGGTTTTTGCCACATCATCGATCATAGCCATGTTGAGTTTAAGAAGTTT